AAGAAGTTATGTTGACCGGCTTCAGCACCGCTCCAGTGAAAACTGAAGGCGCTGGTGTGGCATATGACGACGCAATCGAATCGTACACAGCTCGCTACACACACGAAACCATCGCTATGGCATTCGCGTTGACCGAAGAAGCCGTTGAGGACAACCTCTACGACCGCTTGTCAGCTCGCTACACCAAGGCTTTGGCTCGTTCTATGGCCAACACCAAGCAAGTCAAAGGCGCTTCTGTGCTGAACAACGCTTTCACTGGCGGCAACTATGCTGGCGGCGACGGCGTGGCTTTGTGCTCTGACGCTCACCCCACTGCTTTGGGCCCCAACTTCAGTAACACTCCTGCAGTGCCTGCTGACTTGAACGAGACTTCTCTCGAACAAGCCATCATCGACATTGCAGCGTTCACTGACGAACGCGGCTTGCGCGTGGCTTTGACCGGTCGTAAGATGATTGTTCCTAAGGAACTGCAGTTCACTGCAGAGCGCCTGATGAAGTCAACTTTGCGCACCGCTACAGCTGATAACGATATCAACGCTATCAAGTCTATGGGTCTGATCCCTGAAGGCTACGCTGTCAACCACTTCTTGACTGACACCAACGCATGGTTCATCATCACTGATGCTCCTAACGGTCTCAAGATGTTCGAGCGTTCACCTATCAAAACCGCCTTCGAAGGCGATTTCGACACAGGTAATGTGCGCTACAAGGCTCGTGAGCGTTACAGCTTCGGCTGGTCTGACCCACGTGGTATCTACGGTTCTCCCGGCGCGTAAGCAACGGAAACCAAAAAGGGGCCTTCGGGCCCCTTTTCTTTTTCTGTGGATGGTGTATATTCAAGCCATCTAGGAATTTTCCCGAGCGTCAGACTGGCCTAGCAGACGACATGCAGACGGGCGCTCATCAACTCGCATGTGAGGAATAATCATGGCACGCACAAGTTTTTCTGGCCCAGTCGCATCTGACAACGGCTTCATCGGTGATTTCACCGGCAACATCACCGGCAACGTGACTGGTAACGTCACAGGTAATTTGACAGGCATCACCATCGGCAGCGTGCAATCGTTGTCTGGCGCTGGCGCAGTCAACATCACTACTGCCACCACCAAATTGACCACCACTGGCTCTGCCCAAGCATTGACTTTGGCTGACGGCACAAACGGTCAACTCAAGAACATCGTGCACGCTGTTGACGGCGGTAGCGCAGTGTTGACTCCTACCACCAAGACAGGCTTCACAACCATCACTTTCACTGCTGCTGGTGATTCTGCTCAATTGCAGTATTTCACTACTCAAGGCTGGATGATTGTTGCTCTCAACGGCGCTGTCGCAGCTTAATTAGGAGCCTACCATGGGCTTTCAATTTGACGTAAAAGCGAAAACGATGACCAGTACCGGCGCAACCGGTATTGGTCAGCCCCGTGCTCGCATCAAAGCGGTCTACTTCGTTCCCAGCTCTACTGCTGGTTCTGTGTCTTTCAAAGACGGCGGCTCTGGTGAAACAGAGCTGTTGAACTTCGCCACCCCGGCCAACACTACAGGCACAGGCTGTATGTACGCGTTGGTTCCCGGTGACGGTGTTCGCTTCGAAGCAGACCCCTATCTCACTCTCACAAACGTGACTTCCGTTACGTTCTTCTACGGATAAGGAGTCCATCATGGGACGTGCAGCAAAAATGGCAATTCCTGAGTATCAAGGCGAAGTTCAAGCCGGTGCCAACAAGCAGGACATGAGCAAGGGCGGCCCAAAACAGGTCGCTCGCAAGAGTGGCCCAAAGCCCTCTAGCTCATTCTCCCCTCGCGGTGTAGGCCAAGCTCGCAACAAGCCTTGCAAGATGTACTGAAATGGCTAAAACGCCAGCTTGGCAAAGAGCTGAGGGCAAGAGCCCGACCGGTGGTTTAAACGCCAAGGGTCGGGCTTCTGCCAAAAAGCAGGGCATGAACCTGAAGCCTCCTCAGCCAGAAGGCGGGTCACGGAAAGATTCATTTTGCGCCCGGATGACGGGCATGAAAAAGAAGTTGACGAGCGAAAAAACAGCAAAAGATCCGGATAGCCGGATCAACAAGAGCCTTCGGAAATGGAAGTGTTGATATGGCCGATATTGAACTGACAGAGCGCGAGCGTTTGATTGCCAAAGAAGCGGCAAAGCTTGCCATTGAAGAGATGTCCTCCGAGTTCTACAAGAAGGTCGGCAAGACCATTGTGGAGAAGGTCTTCATCTTCATCGGCCTGTTGGCAGTTGGATTTGTTGTTGGCAAGGGTTGGGTTGTAAAGATCTGATATGCCAGCAAAAACCGCAAAACAAAAGCGATTGATGGATGCGGCAGCGCACAATCCAGCATTCGCAAAGAAAGTCGGCATCCCACAGTCTGTGGCGATGGAGTTTAGTCAGGCCAGCAAGGGCAAAAAGTTTCAAAAAGGTGGTGAAACCATGAAAAAATCAGCAAAAGCAATGCCGTTCAAGGGCATGGAAACAATGATGGAAGAAAAGGCCGAGAAGAAGGCCAAGGCCAAGAAATATGCTCATGGCGGCGCAGCAATGCGTGGTGAGGGCATTGCCAAACGCGGCTTCGCCAAGGGCGGCAGCATTGGCGGCGGCGGTTCTCAAGAAGTCCAAGTGCGTGGCGTTGGCGCTGCGCGTGCCCGTACAGCCAAAATTTGCTAATCCATGACCACTTCAGGCGTAGCCAACTTTGATCTTCAGTTTGATGATCTGATTGCCGAAGCGTACGAGCGCTGCGGCATCGAGGTCAGGGCTGGCTACGACATGAAAACGGCCATTCGGTCGCTCAACATCATCTTTGCTGAGTGGGCGAACCGTGGATTAAACCTTTGGACGATTGAGCAGCGCCAGCAGGTGCTGACGGCCGGGACATACGAGTACAACCTGCCTTCTGACACAATCAACGCCTTGTCGGCTGTGATTCGCACGAATGCAGGCTTGTCTACCCAGCAGGACATCACGATTGACCGTATCAGCCGCGCTGAGTGGCTGCACATCCCCAACAAGAACACCCAGTCCAGACCCGCTCAGTACTATGTACAGCGCTCTGTTCCCACCACGGTGTACCTGTACCCCTCCCCCGACGATACGCAGACGTGGACGTTTGTCTATTACGCCATCCGTCGTATTGAGGATGCCGGGGCGTACACCAACACCGCTGACATTGTCTTTCGCTTCCTTCCTGCACTTGTGGCCGCATTGGCGTTCCATTTGGCTGTCAAGAAAGCCCCGGACCGCATGCTTGTCTTGAAGCAGTTGTACGAAGAAGAATTTGCCCGGGCAGCGGCGGAAGATCGCGACACGGCCAGCGTGTTCCTGACACCAACCTATTCGGATAGGTAATCATGGGCGCGGGCTACGCTTCTGGCAAGTTCGCAATTGCGCTGTGCGACCAGTGTGGCCAGCGGTTTAAGCTATTGGCGTTGATCAAGGACTGGAAAGGTTTCAAGGTTTGTCAGGAATGCTACGAACCAAAACACCCACAATTGGAGCCCAAGCGCAACATCACGGAGCCGCAGGCGTTGTATCAACCTCGACCAGAGTCTCGTTTGTATGTCACAGTGTATGTGGGCTTGACGGCTGACTCGTCGTTTGCGAGCATAGGCATGCAGCCGATGCCCTATTCCAAACAATTGGTGGCAGCCGGTGTGCTGTCCCCTGTAACCACGTTGATCACATGAACTACGCTGAACTCACTGCTGCGATTGCGGACTACACCGAGAACACGTTCACGGCAACGGAGCTGTCTATCTTTGTCAAGCAGGCAGAGCAGCGCATCTACAACATGGTGCAGTTGGCCAACTTGCGCCGCAACCAGACTGGCACGATCACCGCAGGCAACAAATACCTGTCGGCCCCTGACGATTTCTTGTCGGCCTACTCCTTGGCCGTGTACACCTACGCCAGCCCCACAGCCACTGGCGTGTCGGCAGCATTTACGATCACCGTGAGCAGTGCCACGGATATTGCTGTTGGCCAGTACGTGACGGGTTCTGGGATTGGCGCAAATGCGCAGGTGGCGCTCATCAACGGCACGACCATCACTTTGTCTGTTGCGAACAGCAGCACAGTGTCGGGCACAATCATTTTCCAAGGCGACTATTTGTACTTGCTGGACAAGGATGTCAACTTCATCCGTGAGGTGTATCCCAATCCGACCAACAAGGCTGAGCCGAAGTACTACGCCATCTTTGGGCCACAGTCGGCCGATGTCAACGAGCTGTCGTTCATCCTTGGCCCCACGCCTGATGTGACGTACAAGGCTGAGCTGCACTATTACTACTACCCCGAGTCCATTGTGGACGCAGGTACTTCATGGCTGGGCGACAACTTTGACTCTGCGCTGCTGTATGGCTCGCTTGTCGAGGCGTATACCTTCATGAAGGGCGAGCAGGACATGATGCAGTTGTACGATGCCAAATACAAAGAGGCGTTGGCGCTGCTGAAGAACTTGGGTGATGGCAAACAGCGTATGGATGCTTATCGTGACGGTCAAGTCAAGGTCAGGGTGCAGTAATGATTACAGCCGGTCTCACAACCAGTTTCAAAAGAGAAGTGCTCTTGGGCGTGCACGATCTCGTCAACGATGTGTTGAAGATTGCCTTGTACACAGCCGATGCCAATCTTGGCCCGGACACCACCGTGTACTCGGTCACCAATGAGGTCTCCGGCACTGGCTACACAGCAGGCGGCGAAGTGCTGTTGAACGTGCTGGTGCAGCAGGGCAACGGCACAGGCTACGCCACCTTTGATGATCCTTCATGGCCGGGTGCAAACTTCACTGTGCGCGGCGCATTGATCTACAACTTCACCAAGGGCAACAAGTCTATTGGCGTTTTCAACTTTGGCACCGATCAAACGATGGTAAATCAAGGGTTCACCATCCAATTGCCAGCGGATAATCCAGAAACTGCCGTAATTCGGATCATTTAAGGGGAAAAGATGCTGGTAACAACGACCAAAGGTGAAATGGACGATTCCTTGCTGGAAAAGCGGGAAGGTACCGTGGACAACGACAATGAATTGACCACTTGGGTGGAATACTGGTTGGATGGGGAACTCGTCCACCGCTCTGCGCATGTGACATTGAAAAAGATGCCGCCAATTGGTGGTGAAGCAGCCTCAATCGGTTAAAGGAGAACTAAAGTGGCAAATACACAATCCATGTGCACTTCGTTTTTGGGCGAAGTCCTGACAGCAACACACAATTTCGGCACTGCGCCCGTACGGGCATCGGGTGCGGCGGACACGTTCAAAGCGGCGTTGTTTCTGACATCTGCCACCATAGATGCAGCCACAACTGCATACTCGACCAGTGGCGAGGTATCTGGTGCAGGCTACACCGCTGGCGGCGTGGCGGTGACCAACGCAACCGCTCCTTTGGCAGCCAACAGTTCCGCAACTGCGGGCGTGGCGTACTGGACTCCATCGGCGAGCATCACGTACACGACTGTGACTTTGACCACGGCGTTTGATTGCGTGTTGATCTACAACTCGACACAGAGCGACAAGGCTGTCAGCGTCCACACGTTTGGTTCACAGACCATCACTGCGGGCACTTTCACTTTGACCATGCCTTCAAACACCACTTCAACCGCTTTGTTGCGCTTGGCTACCACCTAAGGGGTAGTTCATGTCTCTCGGCTGGGGTGACGATACATGGAGTAGCGGCCCTTGGGGTGGAGGGACCGTATATCCAACGGGGGACTTGGCAACAGGCTCCGTTGGATCAGTCACGCCTGACCGTGTTATCGCACTCACCGGGGTACTGGCTTCTGGGACTGTTGGGGATGTTGTTGAGACAAACAACCCGACAGAAGACGGCAACATCGCATACGGGAACGTAGGTAGCGTAGGGGTTTCCCGAAT